ACAAGTGTTTATGACCAAATTCTTGGTAAAAACGCTAAGAGACCTTTCTTACATGTTAGATATAGAGCTTCAGAAACTGAAGACAGAAGATATAAGACTTGGATTACTGGTTCTGCTGGTGGTGCTGCAACGTCAGATATCGACAACATGCAAGTAAACTTCTTGTCTGAGAGAGCTGTATGTACTTTAGGTGCAAACAACTTCTTCTTATTTCAAGACTAGTAATTAAATATTAGGGGCGTAGCAATGCGCCCCTTTTTTAAATAATCAAATTAAATTAAATCAAATGAAAAAAGAAAATACTACCCCAGAAGTAGTTGAGAAAGCTGAAACTAAAACAGTTGCTCAACCAAAACCAAAAAAACAATCACCTAAATTTGTTGACAAATCTTATAAGCTTACAAGAGAGGTTGCACCTTTATCTTTAATCTTAGCATCAAGGCATACTAATAGGTTTCCCTTATTGCATTTTGATGAAGAGACAGGAATTAACAGACCTTTAAGGTATGCAAGAAATCAGAACAGTCCATTTCAAGACGAACAAGATGACAATGCTATTTTAGAGCCTGTAATATTTGAAGATGGGTTTTTGTTTGTTCCAAAAAACAATCAAATACTACAAAAGTTTTTACATTATCATCCTGGTAATGGAAGAATATTTGTTGAAGTTAACAAAGCAAAAGAAGCTGCTGACCTTGTAGAAGATTTAAACTTAGAAGTTGATGCTCTTATAGAGGCTAGACAGTTAGATGTTGCGCAAGTGGAGAATGTTGCTAGAGTTTTATTTCAACAAGACGTTACTAAGGTAACAACTGCTGAGCTTAGACGTGATATTTTAATATTTGCTAAACAAAACCCAGGTGGTTTTATGCAGCTATTGAGCGACCCTATGTTAAAGCTTAATGCAACGGTACAAGAGTTTTTAGATAAAAACTTAATACAGTTAAGAAATAGCAAAAAAGAAGCGTGGTTTAATACACCATCTAATAAAAAGAAAATGTGTAATATACCATTTGGTGAAGACCCTATGTATATTATGACATCTTACTTTCAAAGTGATGATGGATTAGAAGTGTTTAAACACTTAAAAGCATTAGCTAAAAATTCGTAACTTTACGACTTGTTTAACCCATTAAAAACTTTTTATAAAATGGAAAAATTTATCAAAATTACAAACGCTCCTATTACTAATGCACTAATTAGTGTTAACGGAATAAAGTCAATAGGTACTGCAACAGCAACTGCAACAACTGTAGTAATTAAGTATGCAGACGGAACAGCAACTACAGTAACAACTGCAGCACAAGTTGGGCATGATGTTTATACAGCTATCCTAAATGCTACTGAAGGCGCTTTAGTTACAAGCTGGACAAACCCAATGTTTTCTTTAGCTTTACCTAAAGCTGTAACAAGTATTGTAAATGCTTAACTAGTTTAAGTATTGTACTAAATTAAGAAGAAGCACCCAAATAAGGGTGCTTTTTTATTTTGTGTATCTTTGTAAAAAGATTTTCAAATGATAAATTCTGTAAGAAATACTGTGCTTGCTATTATCAACAAAAATAACTATGGGTATATATCTCCTAGTGATTTTAATTTGTTTGCTAAACAAGCACAATTAGATTTGTTTGACGAATATTTTATAAATTATAATCAGCAAATTAACGAGGAAAATGCAAGGGTTTCGGGAACGGGATATGCTGATATAAAACTTGGTTACGAAGAAGTGATTGATACTTTTTCTGTTACAAAAACTTTAGTACAAAACTCCAATAACATATATTATCTTCCTAGTCAAACCACGACTGGCGATGATTATTATTTATTAAATAAAGTTCTGTGTTATGAGGGGGGTGTTCTAAAGGGTCAAGCTGAAAAAGTTAGTATTAATAAAATAGATTTGTTAAATAAATCTCTTTTAACCGCTCCCTCATCTCAATATCCAGCATATACCCAAAAGGGAGATTCTATAACTATTTTTCCTGCTACATTCAATGGAGCTTTAGATATACAAGGAACTTACGTTCGATATCCATTAGACCCAAAATGGACTTATGTTACTTTATTAAACGGTGAACCACTGTTTGATCAAACGCAAAGTGATTACCAAGATTTTGAATTACCGATTGATGACTCTAATAATTTAGTAGCAAGAATATTACAATATGCAGGTATATCAATAAGGGAGGCTGATGTATTTCAGTTTGGACAAATAGAAGAGCAACAGCAAAATCAAACTAATACATAATTATGGCATATATAAATCAACGAAAATATTATACTAATGATGGGGTTGCACCCACAGATAGTAATTGGGGGTCTTATCAATACGTAAGTTTGGATAACATAATGACTAATTTTGAATTAATGTATGATGGAAATCATTCGTTAGTTAATAATGAAAACAGATATAAGATATTATTTCACGCAAAGAGAGCAATTCAAGAGTTAAACTACGATGCTTTTAAAGAAATAAAAGCATTAGAATTAACTGTATATGATGACTTGCGTTTTGTTTTACCATCAGATTATGTAAACTGGGTAAAGCTTTATTTGTTTCAAGGCAACACCTTAAGAGAATTAACTGAAAATATTCAAGTACAATCTTCCATTCAATACCTACAAAACTCTACTGCTGTTTTTGGGTATGATGGAAATAATAATGTATCAACTATAGAGTCAAATTTAGATACTGCAAGAAAAGATCGGTCTTTAAATAGTATTTATTTAAATCAAAATAATGAAGCGGATGAGAACGGTAACTGTATTGATTGTGATGGCGACATATACAATTCTCGTATTGGAGCTAGATATGGTCTAAATACAGAAACAGCCAACATTAATCCTACTTTTACTATTGATAAAAAAGCTGGTGTTATTAATTTTGATTCAACTATGGCCAATAGACAATGTGTTTTACAATACATATCTGATGGAATGGAAAATGGTGATGACTCACAAATAAGTGTAAATAAATTATTTGAAGATTATATTTATGCTTATATACAATATGCTATATTAAATAGTAAATTTGGAGTGCAAGAGTATATTATTAATAGAGCAAGAAAAAACAAACAAGCTTTATTAAGAAATGCTAAAATCAGATTAAGTAACATTCACCCTAGTAGATTGCTTATGAATCTTAGAGGTGAAGATAAGTGGATAAAATAAAATGGCAAACATTCAAAGAAATTTTGTAGCTGGGCGTATGAATAAAAGCCTTGACGAAAGGCTTATACCAAACGGAGAGTATATAGATGCTTTGAATGTTAGACTTGGTTCTACTGAAGAATCAGAAATAGGGGCTGTTGAAAATGCTAAGGGTAATGTACAGGTTACATCACTTCAATATATAGATGGTACTGCACTAAGCACCTCAGCTAGATGTATAGGAGCTTTTGAGGATGGTGCAAATGAAACCATTTATTGGTTTGTTCACGACCCTGCATTTACAGTAGGAGCAACTGGAAAATTAGATTTAATTGTTTCTTATAATGTAATAACAGGTTCTCTTATTTATCACGTAATTAGTATAAATACTGGTGATAACATTAATACTACTTTAAATTTTAATCCAAATTTTTTAATAACATCTGTAGATAAAATAGATAATTTAATACTTTTTACAGATAATTTAAATGCACCTAGAGTTGTAAATATAGATTTTAATTATTCTGTTCCATTCAATAATGTAGATCAGTTTAGCAATGAAGAAATTTTAGTAATTAAAAAACCGCCTCTTACTGCACCAACATTAAATTTATTAAACACTACTTTACAAGATTCTTTTTTAGAGGATAATTTTATTTGTTTTGCATACAGATATAAATATTCTAATGGGGAATATTCCGCTGTTTCGCAGTTTAGTGAACCTGCTTTTGACCCAGGAATTTTTTCTTTTTCTTCAAATAGTTTTTTAAACGAAGGAATGGTCAACTCCAAAAATGGAGTACAAATTACATACGACACAGGAAGTTCATTAGTAGTTGGAATAGATTTATTATTTAAAGAAGCAAACGATCCTACTATAAAAATAATTGAAAGAATAAAAAAATCACCATTAGGACCACATAACACTAACGCAACTTATGTTTTTACAAACAGTAAAATATTTACTGTTCTTCCTGAAAGTGAAATTCTAAGATTATATGATAATGTACCTAGAAAAGCTAAAGCTCAAACATTAATGGGCAATAGACTTATA